ACTACTCTCTGCGGCATCCAAATCTATATCCAATCCTTCAAAGTCACTCATTCTGCACCTCCTGCAAATCCGAGTTTGTTTATTACACTAGCTAGATCAGGTGACTCAAACCCGTCTAACTTACCTGAACGATCCTTGGCAATATAGTTCTGTCCAATTCTCGTTTGTAACCATCTTGAGGTGACGGTTTTACCTTCTTCATTTTCGTCGTCAAACGTACGAAGAACCAAAACTTCATCAAAGAAGTAAGGTATCTGCGTAGGAAGTTTGGCGCCAACCATCATCGGTTGATAATGATAAGCTCCTGTCTGTTCGTCACGCTCTCTGCTTTGTTTGGCAATGAATATGACGTGGACAGGTAGGTCTCTGAACCTACGCATCGTTTTAATCATCACTTCGATAACCTCTCCGTACGCACGTCTAGGATCTTTGCTTTTAGCCTTTTCTTGCGAAAGCAAGATTTCAGCCATTTCTGTAACACTATCAAGACAAACGGTATCGTATTGTAGTGTTCCGTTTTCTAATAGTTGAGCTATCTCTTCAATCTCAGAAGCTTCTTTGACCTCGATTGCATCAAGATCAGGAGCATCCTTAATAGAGAGAAGACCACTCTCCATACTAACGACTAATGTTTTACCAGGAGCCGTTTGACAAAGAGTTGTTTTACCCGCACCACTTTCGCCGTATACTAAAAGTTTGGCGCCTTGCGACTCAACTAAATCGCTCGGTGACTTGATGCGTTCTTGGATACTTGTGTTCATTTTTTTCTCCAGTTGTTAATGTAAATGTTTTCATGCTACAATCACAAGAAAACACAATTAGACATATAGTACAGATGAACAAAGCAAAAATCAACCCGAATCAATGGAAGATTAATTACTTTCATAGACAACAACAACTAGGCGAAAAAGAATTGATGGATTTATACAGTCAAGGATTGGAGCCTGAATTTAAGGAGCGTGAAGTGAAACGAGTAACACTAAGTAGTTATATTGAATTTTTAGGCATAGATACAGCAGCCGAACTATTTGATTGTTCGCCACATACGGTGAAAGCCTGGAGATATGGCAATAGACAACCATCTACTGAGCAGGCTAAAAAGATAATAGTGGCATCTGGGGGCAAATTGGATTTCTTTTCTATATACGGTCCCATAGATGAGTTAAAAGATAAAAGTGAAACGGTTGAATAGTGCTAAACGTCAAAGCGTCCGCGCAGGATACTGCGTTGGAACTCGCTCTTGCGTATGCGGAAAGTGGTTATAGTCCTGTACCATTACTGCGCCATAATAAAGTCCCACCAAAAGAACTAGGTGGTTGGCAAAAGTTTAAAGAACGACAACCGACGACAGAAGAAATAACAAAATGGTTTCAAGGCCGTGATGACCTTGTCGTAGCCTTAATATGTGGTAAGTTTATTGTCGTTGATGCCGATACACCCGAAGCTGTGAACTGGGCAGAAACCAACTTACCTAATACACCTTGCAAAGTGGCGACAGGTAAGGGTATGCATTATTACTATAATAATCCTGAAAACTTCACAACCTATGTTGCTAGAAGAACCGATACTTCAGATCCTGCTAAACTAATTGATATTAGAGGAGAAGGTGGACTTATCATAGCGCCTTACAACATTCATGCCACTGGTGCTATATACGAGCCTAAATTTATAGAGGAGTGGGACTGGCATGATACTAATGATTTACCTGACCTAACAAAAGAACATTGGGAGATGATTACAGGTGTAGATAAAGTAAGCACCAAAAGCATTTCTCAACCTTTTGAATTGACAGGTGTAGTACAAGGTAGTCGTAATGATAACGCTGCTAGATTAGCAGGCAACCTTATAGCCAAAGGCGTATCTATAGAAATGGTAGAATTTTTTGTGCAATCTTGGAATCAACAAAACAAACCACCTTTACCAAGATCTGAAGTATCCACCACAGTTAATTCAATACAAAAGACACACGATAGAAAAAACCAACAAGCCCCAGCTTTTATACAACGTACTTACAATGTAAAAGAACCTACAGACCTTTATGAACCACCAGGCATACTTAAAGATGTCTACGAATATTCTGAGGAGATAGCACAAATACAACAACCATCTTTATCTTTGCAGACAGCTTTAGCGTTAGGCTCTGTAGCTTTAGGTCGTATGTATAAGACGGATATGAATAATTTTTCGTCTTTGTTTTTTATGTGCATAGCAAAATCTGGACAAGGTAAAGAAAATGTAAAAACAGTCATAGAAACAATATTAGAAGGGGCAGGCTTTGAAGATTTGATGGCGGGTGACGGCTATACGTCTAGTGGCGCAGTATATAGTTTACTGCGTCACAAACCTACACACGTGACCGTAATGGATGAATTTGGTAAAAGATTAGAGTCTATATCAAAATCTACTAACTCTAATAAAGAGGACGCTATTCAGGTTTTAATGGAGGCTTGGGGACGTTGTCATGGTACGTTAAGGCCAGATAATTACTCTATGATGACCTTTACTCAAAAACAACAACAGGAAGCCCTAGATCGTCATACCATCAAGCCTGCAATAACTTTGATTGGTATGTCTGTACCAAGAAACTTTTACGGTGCTTTATCAACAGGACGCATAGTTGATGGATTTTTGAACAGGTTTATTGTGGTGGAATCCAAACTGCCTAGAACGGTAGGTAGAATGGTCCCGTATATTGAACCATCTTACAAAGTATGTGAGTGGGTTAGACAAGTGAGAGCGCCCATGAACGATATGGAGGAAATAGCTAGAGACAACGCTGAGATGAATCTTAGTCAACGTGTAATTTCTTTTGATGACGATGCAAAAGAGCTTTTGAACAAATTAGCCTACGAACTTGTAGATCAACAGAACAAACTGGAAAAAGACGGTTTAGAAGTATTACTTTCGCGAACAAGAGAAAAAGCGATGCGGTTGGCTTTAATATGTCAATTGGCTGACAGACCTAATTCTAGAAAGATTACAGCAGATATGACCAAGTGGGCGATAGACTATGTTTACTATTATGATCAACTAATGGTAGCGACGTGTGAAGATAAAGTGGCTGGCTCTGAAATGGAAAGTCGTATCAAACAAGTCTTAAGTTTTATTAGAACGCAAGGGGAAATGGGTATTAGTAAAAGAGATATAGATCGTAAAGAAATATTTAGATCAATGAAATCTTTTGAAGTAAAAGAAATAATAAATAGGTTAATAAATGCTGGAGAAGTACAAGAGAAGGATGTACGCGTGAAACAAACAGGTAGACCGATGAAACGTCTAGTGGCGATAGATCCTAACTTTTTTGAAGATTAATGGAGGTATTACAAATGACAAAACCAAAAATGGAAACGATTAACGATCAAAAACGTGAAGAACGTGTAGCTGGATTTATAGAGGGTTTATGGGACGTTAGATGTCATAAACTGCCAGTCTCTTACGGGCTGGATTATTGGTGTGAAAGTAAGTACGAGTGCTTTTGGATGGAGGTAAAATGCCGTAGCTTTGGTATAGATAAGTATGAAACACTATTACTGAGTGCATCTAAACTTAGAATGGGAGCTGCATTGTCATTAGCAACTAATAGGCCGTTTGTTTTAGTTTTTGCTATGAAGGATAGTGTTTATTCCCACACTTGGGATAAAAATAAAATCTATGACGTTAGGTTTGGTACGATTGCGGAACCACAATTACCCGAAGATTCAGAACCATATATTCACTTACACCGTTCTGAATTAGTTTGTTTATCTGAGAGTCCGTTGGGATTTGATAGAGACGAGCTTGGACTAACTTAAAAACTCTGCTATTTCTTGATCTCTTGGATTTGGTAAGAGTGTTGGTCCTCTTCTTGCTATTGTTGCGGTAGGTATGCTTTTTACTTCTGGTAAGTCTAAAGAAACTTGAGGGGGTCTTGGAATCTCTCTGATAGCTTCTCTTATTTGACCAGTTGTTTCTCCTAAATCAAAATCTACGTCTAAATCTTCTAAGGTCTCTTCTGTAAAATCGGATACATCTTCGCCAACATCAGCTATTTCTTGACCTAATAACACAGGAGGTATAAGTCTAATAGCATCCTTGAAAGCCCGCATGACGTAATTTACACTTTCAGCATCAGATTTTGCTAATCTTCTTACTGTACTCGGATTTCTAAGTATCGATCCAACAAAATATAGTTGAGCTAATGTAGGTAACATAGATATGTTAAAAGCGTTTACAGCAACCGCTCCAGCTATCAAAGTTCCAGCTCCCCCCCCTTCTGAAGCTGTCATCACTCTCAAATCTCTTACTAAGTTTCTTAAAGATTTGACGGTTTCATCTCCAAACATAGCTTTTAATGTAGCATCGCCTTTCGCATTTAAAGCTCTTTCTAATGCGTCGGGTTTAAATACTTCATCAACAGTTTTACCAGGTCCTTGCACCAAACGTAACAACTCTCGCATACTGTCCTGTTGTAGATTTGCAAACTCTTCGGGTTTATTTTTGAAAACTTGATTTTTTAATCTTTCAATATTTCCCGCTTGTCCATTTCTAAATACTAAATTTACAATTTCATCAGGTTCAGCTGTCTCAATTCTTCTAAACAACCTATCAGTTTCAGCTTCGTGTAATTTGTTTTCATTCCTAACTAAATCATCAACTGCCTTTGACAAGTCTTTGGTTTCAATTCTGTCTACTATTTTTTCTAATTTTTTTGCATCAATCTTTCTATTAATTTTACTGAAATCATTTAAAACACGTTCTAGATCAGGAATATCATCAAATAATACTTTGCGTGTTGACCCTAGTTGTCTTCTAAAATAATTGGCAAAAGCTACAGGATTGACCTCTCCAGTATCTAATTTTACGTTAGGTGAGTCTAATGCTTCTCTTATAAAATCTTTTTGAATTTCTTTTTTTACTCTTTCCCTGCTTAGATTGTCTGGTATTGCTCTTAGAACACCCTCTAATATTTTTGGACGATCTTTTCTAACAACGTATTTAATTATTTCATCAACGTCGTAAGAATCATAGGCAGCGTCTTTTCTTATCATGGCAACTATAGAGTTATCAAAAGGTCTTACAGCCTTTCTATAATCCGCGTTGTATTTTTTTAAATCTTTAGTTATATCTATCAAAGTTTTCACTTGAGGCACTAAACCACTTGGGTCAGCCATAATATCTTCGGCTTCTAAATCACTCAGATCTCTTATCATTCTGTTCTTTTCATCTCCGAATGTTCTTCTAAGACCTGGTGATTTTTGGATTATGCTAACTATTGATCCTTCTGAAAGTTCATCAAAAATTTTAT